TTTAGGTTCAAAATCTTTTAAATAATTCATATTTGTTATACAGTTCATAGATTTATATAAACTCCCGGTTGAACCTGTTGGGAATACTGCATCCTGATTTATCAAATTTGAAATTAATTGAGGAGGGTAACTAAATAAGTTAAATTGAAACATACATTCAAATTTATATTTATTTTGATTATCCTTATCCCTTGCACCAATCTTTTTTAAATTTGTACTTAATTGTTCTATATTTTTACCTATATTTTTATAAAAAAATCCAAACGGACTATTTTCATTAACATATTTATCAACAAAATCAGAATCAGATATATTTTTTGAAAAATTAGTTATTATATTAGATAATTCAGATGGAATCCCTGATTTTGCATTGGTTGCTTGTAAAAATACAGTTTGATTTTTGACGGAGTTTGAAGTTCCATCTGCGTTTGTATATTTACTTCCTTTTTCATTTAATTCTTGGGCTTTTACACTATTTTTATTAAGTTGATCCCAATTTACAGCTGATAAATTAAGCCAAAATGTAACCATTTCAAAATTAGAGTATACTTGTCCAAGCGTATTTAAACCAACTCCTCTTGTTCTTGTTTTTTGTATCATAGTAGCAGTTGCAAAACGTAATGGTTTAGTATATTCAGAATTAACAAATACAAGAGCATCAACCCAATCACTAAAATAAGAAAAATTTTTAACTTTCTTTAAAGCATTACCAAACATGTGCCATGCGACAGGTAAACAATTCATTCTAATATGCACGTCAAATTGTGCATATGTACCAATACTAAATCCATGTAAATCACCTGCTATAATATTTGGTAAGCATTTTTGCATTATATCATCCCAAAATTCTTTTGTTTGTTTAAAAGATAACTCCTTAGATCTTTCTTTGAATACTGTATCTATAGTATCACCCCCACACATTCTAATCGGTCTTAAACCATTTCCTAGTTCCGAAAATTTATCTTTTCCAAATATGCCTTCCCAATAAGTTTGGAGAGATCCTGTGTACCCCCAATTGTTACCACCTTTATAAACTTTAGCTTTTTCAGTTGCGTGTGCACCGCTTTTTATATAAGAGTGCATACTAGAGTGTGCTATATTAGCTATTAATTTACAATACATATATCTAAGTTCTATTTCAAAACTACTTGTAATTAGATTAATTATCCAAAATATAAGATATACAGGACATTTGTCATAAATATTGTATTGAGGAAATAATTTTGGTGCTCCCATTTTATTAATTATAAAAAATTTTAAATTATTATTTTAATTTAGTCCCATTTATATATCTTAATGCTAAAAATCCAATAAAAAATGCTAAAAATATTATTACCATAAATTGTATATTACCATACTTTTTTCTCATTGATTGTTGTGATGCTACATATTCATTTTTTAATTTTTTTAATTCATCTGTTACAGTTTTTAAGTAGTTCACAACCTGATCATAATTTTGTTCTATATTTTGATCAAATTTTTGTAAAGATTGAACTACACCTTGATAATGTGCGGTCGCTTCATTCATTTGTTGACTTACTCTTTGACATTCGGCTTCTTCTTCTCCTGCGGCAACACTAATAGTTCCTACAATAGAAGTAACAAATAATCCAACGGCTAAATATATACCCATTTATATTAAGTGATTAATTTTTTACAATTATACTAAAAATATAATATTTAAAAAATAATATGACAATAAATGCGGAAATTATTGATAATGCAATAATTTGTATTGTTTGATTTGTTTTAGATTTATCATTATTGATATTATTAAAAGCATTCATGGTATTATTTGTTTTATTTATTAAATCTGTTGAATATTGTATTAGTTCACTTGATTGAGGTACCTGATTTTTTTTTAAACTTTCTATAAACGATTTATAATATCCATTTAATTCATCTAAATTCTTTTTTGCGTCTTCGCATTTTTGTTGTTGTGCAACACCACCTGTTATAGTATTTACACCAAACATAGTTGTTAGACCGAATCCCAACATTATAGGGCCTCCATATGCTTGTAAGAATCCCACTTCTGCCATTTATAATAATAAAAAAAAATATATATATTAAAATGGCAACTCCTACGATATTACAAAAATTTTTCTCATCACATCCAGAATGTAATCCTGATGATGAAAGTAACTATGTTGGAAATTATGATGGTAGTTGTGGTAAAGATTTTAATAATGGTGCTGTTTGTTCATTAGCGACTAATTTTGGTGGAGCAAACTCAAGTAAAAATTGTTTAGATAGTGTTACAAATCAAATACAAAAGGTAATTAATGGTGATGATAATAAATTAGGTATAAAATCATGTCAGGCTCAATTATATGCAAGTTTTGTATCACAAACAATGTCAGAATTAAGCAGTGGAGAAACACAACTTCAATCGGCATTATCTGTACAACAAAATTATTTTGATAATTCATTAAGATTAATGGAAGCACAAGTGCAATCGGATATTAATATAGAAAATTTAGTAAGTGGATCCATATTTATTTTGGCATTAGTCATTGTATCTTATTTATTGTTTTCAAAAATTTTTGTATAATAAATGACAGATGTTAATAGTTTTTTAAATGATCCTGAAAATTCACAATGCAAAGATTTATTATCAGCAGATACAAATAGTAATAATGGTTGTTCAGGTGCTTCAACATCAGGTGCAGGTTGCGGTGCTTTATCTAGTGTCGGAGCAAGTCAGACTCCCGGTTGTAATACAACATCAAAAAATTTGAAAGATAAAGTTCAACAGATAATGGATTGTCAATCTAAATTATATCAACACACAACCCAAAGTATGATTAATACATTAGTAGAAGGTAATAATGATCTGTTTGTAATTTTAAAAGATCAGGGTGAAATTTTTGCAACAGAATTAGAGATGGCAAAAAGTGAGGTAGAAAACGAAATAAAAATATTAGAAGTTGTTTCTATGCTTAATTTAGGAATATTGTTTTTAATATTATTATTTTTATTAATAATTAAAACATTTAGATAATTAATTTAATAAATTAAAATAATTTATTAAAAATGGGTAATAGTGGAAGTACATCATATGATGGAGGTCAAGGAAATCGATGTGATATAAGTAAAAATAATCCGGGTTTAATACAAAAAAATACTGTATGTGAAAATTGGTTAAATACGTATAGATTTATTATGAGAAATACATTACCACCGGGACCAGATTTAAAAGATTTTGAAAAAGGAAAAAAAATATTAGAAACTCAAGCAGCGGAAGATGCTATCGATGGTATACCTGGACTTGATGTACTTTCAGCCGGAGCTGAATTAGGTACATTAATAGCAGGTGGACTGGCACTGGGAAAATATTACGATAATATAGAATATCCTGAGAATTGGAAACCGATGCCAAACTGTAAGGATAATCCTGATTTAATTGCAGGACAAACATGTTGTACCGGTAAAGATTGTAATCAAAAATATCCTCCGGGTTGGACTGAACAGTCTATTATGTATAGTGCATCGATTTTATGTCCGTATCCCGATAATTTATTTAATTTATGGAGATCAGATTGTTTGGATAGTGAAAATGGTTATCTTCAAACTTATTTTGATAATCCAACAAAAGAAACTTTTTTAAATGCCTTTAAAGATACAAAAAATTCTGTTACTCCTGAAAAATTTTGGAATGCAACACCAGGGGGTACCGGTAATGAAAACATAAAATGCGAAAAAAATCCGTATGAATGTGCGTTTAACGTTGTAAATGCTGTTACAAAAGAAGGACATGATGATTATGGTTATGCGTGTAGATGGTTAAATCCTAAAGGAGAATATTGTAGAACAGAACCATTTTCATTAACAGCAAATAGACGTGCCGCAGCATGGGGATGTGGTATAGGTGGATTAATTGGATTAAGTAATGTTGGTGTATGTAATGAAAACTATAATTATGAAGGATTAGCTGATTGGATTGATGATATAAATAGAATATTACCAGAGTTTGAAAGTTTAACTTACTTATGTATGGGTACTCAAATAAGTGCATTTCAATGTAAAATTTTAGAAAATTTTGCAACACAGGATGTTGCGTATAAAACACTAATAGTAGAAAAGGAAAAATTATTAAAAGAAAAATTAGAACAACCTATTCTTGTTACAACAGCTACATTCATAATAGTACTAATTATATTAATATTTTTATCCCTCATCAGAATTTATACATAATTTTTTTTATTATTTATTATTTATTATAATAAATGGCAGAATTTGGAGATCCAGAACCAGAACCAACACCCGAAGTTAATGAAGCAACTGACAAAATGAATGAAGATTCAAAGACTTTCAGTGATGCATTTGAAAAAGTAGAAGTTGAAAGAGGACCAGATATGACCGACGATGTATATAAAGAAAATATAAAAAATGCATTTATAAAAGCAGCAGGTTTAGATGCATCTTCGGGTCTAATTGAAGGCACATCATTAGATTCTTATTTCAAAGGATTAGCCCAAGATTATTTTGATTATACTGAACAACTTAAAGAAGTTCCTATAGACGAATTGTTCGCACCAAGAGGAAATGATTTACTAAAAGAGTATCAACTAAAAGTAAAACAATGTGCAAATAAACTTGCTCTTTTTAAAGGTGTAGAAGCTAAGATTGGTATAACATTTGATAAAGCATTTGATAACGTTAATGGAAACAGACGAGGATTTTTTGGAAGAAGATTGGCAAAGGGCTCTGCACGTGTATTCCAAGATCTAAAAGGTACGATGGATGCTGCTGCTGATGATATAAATAGTACATATAAAGATGTTGTTGATGAGTGGAATGAAAAAAATCCAGAGAATCCAATAACAGATGCAGACCAAGAAGTTATAAAAAATAGATTAAATGCAAGAAAAATACAAAATAGAACATTTATAGAAAATGCAAGTAAGGAACTTGGTTTAAAAGGACCTTTTGAAGATTTATTAAATAAGGCTGCAAAAGGCGGTTATGATATAACTTATAATGTTGAAGCGGGAAACTCCGCTGAGGAAGTGGCAGCTGGTGATCCCGGTTCGCCTTCAGTAAGAATAAAATTAGAAAAGGGTGGAGCTACTTATACTATTGAGTTTGATTCAAGCGAAGGTGAAGGTAAATTGAAATTTAGAGATGAAACCGGAGGAGAAACAGCAGGTCCGTCAGATTTACAGGAGGAAGTAAAAACTGCAAATGATAAAATTGATGAGGTAGCTGATAAAGCGAAAAAATCAGGACTAAAAGAATTTTGGGATAACTATGGGAATATACTTAGTTTATTATTTTTGCTTGCTGCGATAGGAATGGGTATATTTATAGGTATGAATTTATTAGCTCATCATAATATACAATGTCAATGGACCGGATTAAATTTAAATAATATATCAAGCAAGATTCCTTTTATAAACTACCTTGTTAATGATCAGTACGGAACAGAAGATATTAATCATGCTCAAGATAACTATTATAATCCTTTAGATATTGTATCTGCTACTACACTCTCTGGTGGCGGAGCAAATGAAACTGTCTCTTATTGTACTTGTGGAGGCAACAATGTTACTAATAATATATCAAGAGCATATGCATGGTGGTTTGGTGTGGATGATATTAAAAATGACAAAAACATCTTCCCCAATGGTACCGCTACTCAAGATGACTGGAGTAATGCTTTTAAAGCATGGTTTAATGCAACAGTAGATATAGTTGATAAGAATAACGGTGTTAGTTTTGGTTCGGGTGATTCTGCTAGTATGAAAGATACGATAACTCAGATTGGTTCAGCTATTCAAAATGGAAAAATATTTTCTCAACCTAAATACAGAAGTCAATATGGTGATACTATTAAATATATTAATGATAATCCAAACCAGCGTGGAGCAATAGCAGCTGTAATTACAGAATATATGGCTACTTTAATAAAAGATGGTAACAATATAGTAATACCTGGTGCTAAAGGAACCCAACCAAATGCATGGAAACTTGATGGTGACACCGGGGGTGAAATAATAAATAATTGGCAATATGCAATTTGCAGGGAGGGGTATCCGAGTGCATCCGGAGATTGGGATAATGGATCTGGCAGCCCGGCGGGGAGTAATAATGCCAAAACAAACAGAGTTATACCTGCATGTTTAAATTATGCAAAAGATAAACCACTCGGTCCCGGAGATAATTGGAAACAAATTAATCGGTATAAGGATATTCTAAATGCACCTGGTGGTGCTCCAAGACCAGCGTTTGCTTGTTTTGATATAAATGTTGGAGAGTCTATTTCAGGTGGTTATTATAAATATAAACAATATACTGTTGGAGATTTATTAAGTGATATATTTAATCAAATTGCATCATTATTTGGTACACTGGGTAGTATAATAAAATTAATTATAATTATAGTAGCATGTATTATAGGTGGTTCAATAATTATTTGGGCATTTGTAAAATATGCTGTGCCGCAAATAAAGAAAGGTATTGCTTCAGCAAAAGAGGGTCCGGGTGATCCAGGAGGAGGAGGAGGAGGAGAAGAGAATTTTGGATTTGGATTTAATATGGGTAGGAGAAGAAATCCGTATATGATGTTGAAATAATTTATAAAACGGTTTAAATTTTATAATAGTATTATAAAATGTGGAGAAAAAATATATTAGAATTATTAGGTTGGGATACCGAAATGTGTATGTCGGATAAGGATATAAAGAAAATAAAACCATGTGTTGCTTGTTTATCACATACGAGTAAATGGGAGTTATTTATATTTTCTTTATATAAATTTCATTATAAATTTAAAAGAGGTGTGTTAGTTATGGCTCCGCAATATCATAAATTATTAGGGAAATTTGCACATTATATAGATTGTATACCATCAACACGTTTAGAAGATACAGGATTAGGATTTGTAAAAAATACTGCTAAATTTATGAAAGATAATGCCGATAAATATGATTGGATTATAATTGCTCCTGAAGGTAGTCTTCGTGCAAAGGAATGGAAAAGTGGATATTATTGGTTAGCAAAAGAGTTGGGATGGGAAATAAGAGTTACAGGTTTAGATTTTGAGAGATTAAATACATGGATTAGTAAACCTATATCAAGTAAAAAGAGCAAAGAGGCTGTTGAAAAGTTTTTGAAGAAACAGATGGGTAAAATTGTTCCATTGAATGAGGAGGGGCAGATAGTGAGAGTTCGAAATCATTTACAACCTACGGTGGTAAATTATTATAATGTAATGTTTATAACGTGTTTGTTATTATCATTATCATTACTCATTGTATACATAATAAGATGTATAAAATGTTAATTTTCCAATATTCTTGTAATTTCTTTTACTATTTTGTTTATAGTTAGTTCGCTTAAATTTACTTTTTCTCTAAAATCATCCATAGATATTTCTTTGTTATTCTTTATAATATAATATCTTATAATACCACTTGCAATAGATTGTGGTCGTGATCTGGATAATATTTCAGATTTCTTGTTTTTGAGTGAATTATATAGATATATAACCTGATTAATATCATTTTGATTAGCACTAAATTCATTCATAATTTCTTTAATTATATCCTCTGGAGTAATATAATTAGATTTATTTACAAAATTATTATTCGAATTTAGAGATACTATTTTTAATCCTCTTAATCCACTCTTCTTTTCAAGATTAAATAGTTTTATAAGATTATCGCAACTATGTGGTTGATTAAGTTGTTTGTATGCATAAAAGATACACGCAAAAATGATAGATTTACGTGTGTTGCCTCTGTAAATACTATTTTTTACAACGTGTTGATAGATTTTATTTGCTTCTTGTACAACTTTATCAGGCAAACACAGTAATTCTACATCTTTATCTATATTTTTTTCATTATTTTTTCTCATTAAACAACGTGAAGGATCACTTGAATTACGATTTTGATTATTCTTCCATTCTTTATTAAACATAATAGAATTATCAATCTCTACACCACAATCTTCACAACAATTATTATGAGAAATATTAAGATGCATACACTTTCCATTATTAACCTTTTTATTATCAGTATTTAGAGTATCAAATAAGGCAAAAGACATTTTATATATTTTTATATATATTTTTTTAAATCAGTTTTATTAATGTATTAAATCAAAAAGTTATTAATAGTAGCCATAAATGTTATGTAAGAAATTATAAATATAATGGGATATAGTAGATATAAATTATATTTGATTGATATAAAAGTTGTAATTGATATTGTAGTATACAATAATACAGTTATACCTATAATAAGATTTTTACTTTTATAGCTATTGTGTTTTGGTGTCATATAATCTTTACCGAATGTATCTTCTAAGTAAGATTTAATTAATTTTTTATTTGGAGCCTGTACTATTAAATTATTTATTTGTATAGGTTCTGTGGGTAAATCAAACATTTCATTGCATTTTTTAAAAACATATTTTCCATCATATTCATTTATTGCTTCGTAGTCAGAAGGTACAATATCTATGTGAAATGCTTGATGAGATGTTTTAAATCTATGATGTATTTGATCTGTTTTGTGTGTATGATTTATATATTTTTTTTGAAGAAATTTTGATTTTGAAATCTTATCTTTGTATAATTCCCAATCGTCTTTATGTATTCTGATATCAATGTCATCATCTGTATCGATTAGTTTGTTTTGTCTGAATGCACCTAAGAGTGTACCATTTGATATGAAATATCGTATATCATGCATTTGTAAAAAATCTGTAATATCTTTTAATAATTCTAATAATATTTTGCTAACTAATTTTTTATTTTCTTCATTAAATTTTAAATGTGTATGTGTAAATATAGTTTTACCATAATAATATTTTTGAATATAAGTAAAAATTTCTCTTGATTTCATTTTTTAAATAAAACATTATTTAAAAATTATTTTTAGTTGAAATAGATATTAGTACAATTATAGTTATAATTGTTGGTATAAATAAATAATAATTATATTTATAGACAATATACGATAATACTAATGCAATTACACCTAATACTATATTAACATTTCTTATTATGTGTCTATAACTATATGTATGAGATTGAGGTATCATAAAATCTTTTCCATATTCTTCGGTTAAATATGGTTCTATGTATTCTTTATTAGGGCCTTTTACTGTTAGTCCATTTATACTTATATCTTCTGTTGGTAGAACAAACATATTATTACAATTTTTAAAAAGCCAATCTGTTGCCGCAAAAGGATTATCCATTTTTACTTCCTGATCAGATGATACAATATCTAAATGCAATGATTCTCCGGGGGTCTCAACTTTGCAATGTATTTGATCAAATTTCCAATTTTCTCCTCCTTTGACAATAACATAGTTACTGCGTAGATATTTTGATTTATCTATATTTGCACTGTATTTTTCCCAGTCTTTATAGTATACTCTTATATCTACATCATCATCGTATTCAATTATACGTCCATTTCTGTAAGCACCAAGAAGAGTGCCATCACTGATAAAATATCTAATTTTGTGCATGTTAAAAAAATCGGTGACATCTCTCATAATTTTTGTAAGATTTGATTGAATTATTTTTTTATTTTGATCGTTAAGAATAAAAAGTGAGTGAGGGGTGATATTTCTACCATAATAATATTTTTTATAATAAGTATTTAATGTTTTATAATCAAAATTCATTTATTATATAAATTTAATTTAATAAAATTATAAATATAATAAATGGTCGATATACTTGAATTTATACCCTATTATCCTACGTTAGAAGATGATAAGTTTAATAATAAGATATTTAATAAGAAAGAATTTAATGATTTGAAATTAACAGATAAGGAAGAATTAGTTCCATGTCAAAATTTAAAACATCAGGAATTTATTGCGAGATTTATGTCGGGTTATACATTATACGACGGATTACTTTTATTTCATGAAATGGGCACAGGTAAAACATGCGCAGCATTTGCTACAACAGAAAAAATATTAAGCGAAAGATTTGGTATAAATAAAGTATTTGTTATAGCAAATAATGATAAGGTGTTAACTAATCTGAAAAATGAATTAATATTAAAATGTACTAATAAATATTTGAAACAAATTGATAATTATGAACAAATAAGTGTAAATAAAAAAATCAGAAGAACAAAAGCAGTTTTATCAAAGAATTATTATAATTTCTTTACTGCTTATAATTTTTGTTTAGAAGTATCAAAAATACCAACTACCGAAATAGAAAAGAGATATTCAAACAGTATATTTATTATAGATGAAGTTCATAATATAAATGTAATAAATACCGATGAAACAAATACCACTATTAAAAAATATAAGATATTGCATAATGTATTACATACTATAAAAAATAGTAAAATATTACTATTAAGCGGTACTCCTATGTATGATCAGGCATCGGAAATAGCAGAAGTTATGAATCTTATATTGCCATTAGATAATCAATTTGAAACTAAAAAAAATTTTAATAGAGAATATCTTGATATTTCTAAGCAACAATTTAAAGATTCTGATGCTGTTCAAAATTTTAATAATAAAACAAAAGGACGAATATCATACTTAAAACAGGAAACAGACATGAAGAAAAAATATATAACGACAGGTGAAGGTCATTTATTAGAAAATATAAAAACATTCAATAAATTTATGCCTAATACTATTCAAAATAGAATATATTGTAAAAATTTTTTAGAAGAAAAAATTATACTTCAATCAGAAGATAGTGATAATAAAAATAAATATTCGTTACGAACCAACACAAGACAATCTTCTTTATTTGTATTTCCTGACGGTAAAATTGGACCAGAAGGTTTTAATGAATGGGTTGAATGCAGCAAAAGTAATATTGTAAATAAAAATAACTTTAGATTAAAAGAAAATTTTAAGCGTATTTTATCAGATAATTTAATAAAATTAAAAGAATTTTCAATAAAATATTACACTGTTATTGATTTTATCTTAAATAAATCTGATAATAAATGTGTGTTTGTATATAATGAATTTATAGGTGGAAGCGGATTATTACTATTAACTTTATTGCTTGAACATTACTCACTTGCGAAAGGAAAACCATTTAACAGATATTCAACTCCAACTCAAATTTCAGGATTAAGTAAAGCAAATAGATATATGTATTTAGTTGGAATGAATACAAAATCTGATATACAGGAATTAATAAATGTATATAATAGAAGAGAAAACAGACATGGAGAATACATCAAAGTTATATTTGGATCAAGTATAACTAAAGAGAGTTTTTCTTTTAATTTTATACAACAGACTCATATTTTAACTCCTCATTGGAATTTTTCAAAAATATCTCAGGTTATATCAAGGGGTTTAAGATTTGGTTCTCATGATGAATTAGATGACCCTGAATTTAATATTTATTTGCATACAACATTTCCAAATAAAACAAATACGGATGTTGAATCTATAGATTATTATATTTACAATGCAGCAGAAATAAAAGATCAAAGCATAAAAGAAGTAGAATATCAAATAAAGATAAATGCCGTAGATTGTGAATTATTTAAAAACAGAAATGAATTAGATGATGAGTTTAATTATACGAGGGAATGTGAATATAAGATTTGTAGTTATAATTGTGAAAATATGGGTCCGTATAAAATGGATTATGATTCCTATAATGTATATTACACACAGTGCGATTTAGAAACTAATATAATGAATTTATACAAAAAATATTTCTTTTTGTCATATTCCGATTTAAGAAAATATTTTAGTGATGTTAGTCATTTTGATATTTTAACGTGTATGCATGATATAATTTCTAATAATAAACCAATTTTAAATAAGTATGGAATACCGTGTTATGTAAAAGAACAAAACGATATATTTTATCTGGTGTATGATATAAATGATAAATCAAATACATTATTAAATTTTTATAATGAAAATATCATATCTTATGATAATACAAATATTGATGTTAATATAAAGAAAGATTTGTTAAAAGATTTTTTTTCAACTACTAATCGTTTTACTATAACAAAATACTTAGATGAAATAGAAAAATGGAATAATTTAGTATTGAATTTAATAAAGACAAGTATTATAGAATACAACACACCTAATTTAAAAGATTTACATAATACGACTGTGTATGAATATTGGGAAAAATATTATTACTTATTTGATAATTCAATTTATATTATAAAAGCAAGAAACAAGTATCAATGTTTAGATATTACGTCAGATAATTTGGAATGGGTAGAATGTAATAAAGGAATACAGAGTAAATTTGAAGAACAAATTAAGAACGAAGAACAAATTATCAGTAAGAAAGCAACCGAACTTAAATTAGCCGGATACGGTGTTATGTATGATGATCAGTTTAAATTAAAAGAGAATAAGGATGCAGGTAATATAAAAAAAACAGGAACAGCGTGTAACAAAACAACAACAATGGAATTTATTAACAAGATAGTTAAAGAAAACCCCGAAATAAAACAAGAAATAGATTCTTTAAAAAATTCACAAGAAAGATGTAATAAATTAAAAGAGATATTTACTGCTGAAGAAATTATATATAAATTTCCACTTATTAAAATTATTTGAATTAATAAATTATATTTATTAATTTAACTTATTTAAATCCTCCTCTCAGCCTAAGAACAAGGTGTAATGTACTTTCTTTTTGAATATTATAATCACTTAGAGTTCTTCCATCTTCTAATTGCTTTCCTGCAAAAATAAGTCTTTGTTGATCAGGTGGGATACCTTCCTTATCCTGTATTTTTGATTTAACATTTTCTATAGTATCATTAGGTTCAATTTCAAGTGTTATAGTTTTACCTGTAAGAGTCTTCACAAATATTTGCATTTATTTATACAATAAAAAAAAAATAAAAATCATTTTTTTTGTAGAATACTTAATTTATAATGAATAAGCTTATATGAATTATTATTAATATTAAGATATGATTTATGGTTAAATATATATTTAATCACATCATTAATTTTATAACATATATCATCTGATTTATAACCTTGTATAAAATATAATATTAAACTGTATTTGTCTTTATTAGATATAATATAATCATCATTTAATTTCCGTGATAAACTATTTTCTACATTATCTATAACAGACGTTATCAAATTTATATTCATATTTATATTAGATACATTTATATGTTGTACCACATTATCCAATAAAGAATAATTAAGATTTTTATTTATTTTATTCTTCTCATGAAAGTGGTTACACATTAAATTTAAATGAACCCATATTTGATAAATTGTTTTATTATCTACACTAATATGCTGATTTATACCATAATTATGTTTTAAATTATTAATTGTTTTGTTTACGTATATTTTAAAACTTGATAAATAAGGAGTAATATATATGTTCTCTTCTTTTACGATAAATTGTTTAGATAAGAGTTTCAAGATGAGTGATATATTATCGTATTCTATATTGTAGGTATTATTATATTTACAAAAAATATTAATGTAATTACAATATTCTATTATGACATAATCTATAAATTTAATTATATCCTTATTAAAATTACACAATATATTTAAACTAATATAGAAATTATCAGGGCAATCCTGTGTTTTCTTTATAATTTCGTATTCATTTTCAAAAAAACTTCCCAATAGATTCTCACCTTTATTTTCAACTAATCCCAAATAATTGTCATCATTCTTGTATTTTATCTTAACATCTTTTAATTGATGAATAATAAAGTTAAAATATTTATTGCTTTTTTTATAGATTATACCTATATTAAATAAATACAATTTAATATCATTAAACAAGTCAGTTAAACTACTGTCAAGTTTGTCTATATCTTTAAATTTATCTGATGTTTCATATGATATATTGATAATATTAGTTGTTGTATTTTCAAATAAATAATTATATGATAATAAATACACTTCATTCATATCATTTGTATACATCTTGTAAAGCAATACAAATTCATTAAAGTATATATACTGTAGCATAGTATCAAACTTAAATTCATTCTTATCAATCTTAACAGTAAATGAATCTTTATAAATAGGAGATAATATACTGTTGTCGTCTATAATATAATTATCGTTTTCCTCTTCTTTATAATTTATCTTATTTAATAGATTGTTAAATAATGAATAAGATATTTCATTATTATCTTGCTTAACCTTTGTAATAGGCTTTTGTTGTATTCTTTTTATATTATTTGCCTGATTTAATTTGTCTTTGATGTTTTGAATAAAGATTGTTAATGTATCAAATTTACTCTCATTAATGATATTTATATTATAATCTATTTTTATTAAATCTATAATTTTTTTTGATATATTACTGTTTTTTATCCTATTAGAAGCTATAGATTTTATTGATTTTATATTACTTAAAGTAGTATTATACGGTGTATTCTCGGCTTCTTCGTCTGATTGTTCTTCACCTTCTTCAAGAAATTTATTAAAATATTTGTTTATAAAATTTTTAAATTCTTTGTTCTTTATAGAGTCTATTAATCTGGAGTTATAATTATTAAAATTATTAAGTATAAATAGTATAACAATATGATCCTTTAATTGAGGGTATTTAAGTATATCTGTATATATTGAGTAATATTTAATATTTTTAGTTAGATATGAGTTGTAAATAAAGTCTATATCCTTGTAACTTAAATAGACGTCTCCATACTTTTTTTTTACATATAAAAGCATTTCATCAAAAGTTTTCTTTTCGTATTTTTCAAGATTAGAATATCCGTTATTATCGAACATAATTTTATAGAGTCCTTCAAGGATATAGAATATATCATATACAAGATATTTATTCTTTTTGTGAGTGTCTATTTCTCTTTTATTTTGTTGTATTTTGTACATATCATCATTTAATTTTTTAATATAGTCATTATATATATTACCAATATTAAACTCTTTTGAAGACATTATATATAGTATGGTATTTTTATTATTAGTTTTATAGACAATGTTATTTAGTTTTGAAATTTTATTTATGAAATTTTTATTTTTTCTTTTAATTTGAATAAACTCATTAATATATTTAGGTATATCTATTACATAAAAAGAGTATTCCTTTTTTAATTCATAATATCTTTTACAGGGTTGTTCTATATTTAGATTATTTTGAGTTATATTTGATAAAGAGGTTATATTATTGATCATGTAGATATAAATGAATGAATTTATTGATTTATATTCTTTATTATCGCTGTGTTTAAAAGGATAAACATAATTATTTTTTAAAAAATTGAAGAATATAGCAGTCTTATTATCTATTTTACAATCACCGTTGCTATTTATTTCTAATATCATTTTTTAGTAATTAATATTCATTAAATAATATTTAAAATCTAATAAATAATATAAAATGAGTGGACTATTATTTTTGACAGCAGATGACTTTGACATAAAAACAGATAAAAAAAATAATAAAATCTTAGAACATAATGTAATAGGATTTACACTTATTTTGTTTTATTCTACAAATTGTGTTCATTGTAATAAATTAATACCTATTCTAAAACAATTACCCGGTAGTATATCAGGTTGTCTATTTGGTATGATAAATGTAAACAAAAATACTCTTGTCATTAAAAAATCACAAAATACAATTACTCCTCTAACATATGTACCATACATTATATTATATTATAATGGTAGACCATACATGAGATATGATGGTCCTTCAACTATAAGTGATATACAAACATTTGTCAGAAATGTTACCGATAGTATTAAAAGACAAATAGAAACCGATGACGATAATAATCAGGATAATAATAAACACTATTGTATACCCGAATATTGTATTGCAAGACCTACAAAAGGAGGACTAACTGAAGATATATGTTATTTCAATTTTACAGAAGCATATTAATTTTATAAAATTTTATAAATTTTATAAATAAATGAATGGAATGACCATATTTTACATATCTATTTCAATCTTATTAATTGCTTTAAGCTTAGGTTTAGGCTTAGGCTTAGGATTGAAGAGTGATAAAAGTGATGATAATTATGATGAAGGTGATAGTAAATATAAGTTAGATATGATAGATAAAATTTATCTTATAAATATGAAAGAAGATAAGAATAGATTAGATATTATAAATAAAAAATTTTCTAAGTTAAATTTAAATTATCAATTAATAGAGGGGGTTAATGGGAAAAATATTTATAATGAATATAAAGATTTAACATCTATTTCTCCTGGTCAACTTGGTTGTTTATTATCACATATTAATATTTTAAAAGATGCTGAAAAAAATAACTATGAAAATATTTTAATTTTTGAAGATGATATTTTATTTTTAAAAAAATTTAAGTATAATATGCATAAAATATTTAATATAATATTAAAAAATGAAAAAGAGTTTGATATTATATATCTTGGATGTTCTCAAAAGCATGAATGGGAAGACATTAGCATTAAAAATAATTACTACAAGGGGTATAAGATGGATGGTACATTTGCAATGATCATAAATAAAAGAATATTTTCTAATGTTATAAATATTAGTAATAAACTTGAATTACCAATTGATAGAGTTTATTATAATTATATTCAACCTAATAATAAATGCTTTTCTTGTATTCCAAGTCTTGTTACCGTAAATAATAATATGATATCTAAAACATCTGATTATACAACTTTTTTTATTGATAATGAATATTATAGAAGGAATAAAATTAACATTAAAAATTATTTTTAAATTTTATAAATAAATGAATGGAATGACCATATTTTACATATCTATTTCAATCTTATTAATTGTCTTAAGCTTAGGTTTAGGTTTAGGTTTAGGTTTAGGATTGAAGAGAGATAAAAGTGATGATAAGAGTGATAATCAAACTAAAGACAGATTAAATGTTGTTTATATTAATTTAGATAAACGTGTAGATCGTAATGAGCAAATATTAGAAGAGATAAAAGAATTTAGTAGTAATTATGATAGATTAAGTGCTACTTACAACGAAAAAGGTTATTTAGGATGTGCTATGAGTCATATTAGATGTTTAGAATATGCTATAAAAAATAATTTAGATAATATTCTTATATTAGAGGATGATTTTACATTTATAAGGAATAAAAATGAAGTATATAATGAAATAAATACTTTTATAGATAATGAAAAAGATTGGGATGTTTTACTTCTTTCATGTAATAAAGAAAACAGACAAAATCATAGTGATATAGTAGATAAAGTAAAAAATTCTCAGACAACATCTGGATTTTTAGTAAATAAATATTATTATCAAAAATTATTAAATAATTTTAGAACTGCGTATAAACAGTTGGAAAAGACAGATAATGACAATAATTTTAGTATAGATCAATATTGGAAATTATTACAAGAAACCGATAATTGGTTCGTTTTAAAAAAAGTAGCCGGTATTCAAAGAGAAAGTTACCGCAATATTGAGAAAGAAACGGTTAATTATGGTGTTTAAAATTGAAATATAAATATTTGTATATAATTTGTAAATGCAAAACTCTTTACCTGTATATGATAATATCGTTAATAAAATTAGTTCAAATCAAACATTTGATATTGGTATTGATGATAAAAAAGATTTAATTAGGAATCTAGAAGAAAATATTGATACTCACGAATTAATATTTGTTATTATACGCATATATCAAATAAAAAATAGTAATAACGTTTCAAGTTTACCATATCAATCAAAATATTTGAAAACCAAGAAAGGATATAAATTTGATATAGATAATTTACCCTCTAAATTAGTGTATATATTAATTGAATTTTATAAATTACACAATAACAGTAAGAACGATAAATTATAATTTATATAAAAAATATAAATTATTAATAAATGGCTGATCCGAATAAATTTTTAATTATTGATCTGAGTTCTCAACCTATAGAAATACCATGTTATAAAGCAAATACTACTCCGTCTTATATGATAATATTAGATAACAGTAATTTATTACAAACAAAATGTTATAATCTATTACATATAATAATAGAGAAAGGTACAAAAAATATAAAATTTAAAGAATTTCAAGAATCTATTCAAAGAGATTCTCAAAGAGAAATAGACTTAGATTTATTACTACATATATGGTATTATCAATTTAAACAGGTAAATTATACAGAAATAATCGAAATTATTAATGTGTATAAATCTCAGATGGGAATGGATGAGGATGAAGCATATGAATCGTATATAAATATAAATATTATACCGGTATTAAAAGCACAGGGTTTATCTGATGATGTGACTAAAAAACTTTTATTAAATAAGAATAAAATTAGTAATGAAATTGAAGAATTTATGAGTAAGTATAAGGATAACTATGATCAGTATAATGCATTTAATAGTTTACCTTTCCATGATATTAATAATCAGGATAATATACAAAAAATACTTGTTGAAGAAGATGTCTATATAAGTTATGTCTTAACAGATGATAAATTATCTCTGGATATTATGTTTAATTCCATAGAATTGGATGATTTTATTCCATTTTGTACTTATAATAATTATATAAAAGTATTAAAAGATTTTGATATAGAAGAGCATGATTGGTTAAAAACTAATTTTAAAAAAATGAATTTAGATGAAATTAAATCAGAATGCAAATCAAGAAATATAGATACTAAAGCCAATAGAGTTGATCTTATAAATAAATTAATAGATTATGAAAATGAAAATAAAGAATTGGTTAACTACAATAAAGACATAATATCTTTAAAATATACGGATGAGAAGAAGAAGATTTATGATAATATAACAATCTCTTTAAAAAATTCTAAGATAGTAATGGATATAAAAACAAAGGAAAATAAACTTGCTAATTTATTGCAACGATTGTATAAAGTTATTAATACAAGCAGTTTTGTTAGAAATGATAAGTCCAGAAGATTTACAGGAAAATTATTTATACTGAATAAAGACAGAGACATATCTATAAATCAATATCTATTTGCGAATCTTTTGATGGAAGAAGATAATGTTTTTTTTATAAATGAATTTGTGAATGCATCTACAAATACAAAAACTATAAAACTTCAGTATGATTATAACAATACACTACAAACATCGGTACAAAATAACGTTATATTTGGTAATGAAAAAAATGATATACGAAAAGAATATGATAAAAAAAGAAAGTATTTACAAATCAATATACTATCATGTAAAAACAGAAATGAATTAATAGCATATCTTAATGATTTTAGCAGAATGTTAGAAATATATTTTGATAGTTTAGATGAGTATACTACTACTTTTAATCAGATTAATACCCTTGTTGGTAAACGTTTTAATCTAGATGAATTTGATGAGAAATACAGAGATATTAATAGCAGTATTATACCTGATATAATAAGAAAAATATCCGGACAAGAAGATTGGACAAGGAAATGCCAAAAAGAAAAAAATCAATACTTACAAGTTACTGATATTGATTATCAACCAGGATTAATTCCTATAGATGTAGATGAAGTATTAAAAAGTTTCGATAAAAGATTTACTAATAAGATAAGTGAAGAAGATAAAACCGAATTGAAAGAATATTTATTTAAGGATAATACTACAGGTGATATATATATGAAATGGCCAAAAGATGGCGAAGAACAATATTTATTTTCATGCAATAAACCTGTGGAACAAAGCGGAGAAGGAAAAAAATCTCTGGTGCCTGGAATAATGTCAGGTAGCGGTAAAGAATATAATAACCCATGTTGTTTTCCCAAGTTAGGTAAGAAGACTATATCGTATTATACAGGAGTAAAAGATGATAAAGAGAATCAAAATTATGAATTACAAACACAATCTTTATTAAAACCCGATGGAATCGGAGTACTTATAAATCCTAAAATATTATATATTGTTGGTAAAGATAGTCAAAGACTTGGAGTTGATAATTCTAATTATAGTTTTTTGAGTTGTGTTTATACTTTAAAAGATGGTACACCTACCATAAAACCTACACCAGATTTAATGAAAAAAGAGTTAAAAAATATAATAGAGACGTCTATAAATTGTTGTTTACAGTCTAATTATGATATATCTGTAGAAGATATAAAAAAAAATATATTGTCTAATAAATATTTTGATCCAAGATTATATACTTTCTTGTTGGAAACGTATTATAAGTTGAATATAATAACTTTTGATATAAATGGTGATATTATTATTTCAAAGAATAAACATGGTGATATATTTTATAGGTATGATCGTACTATATTTATATATGAAAATATGAAAGGAAATGACCGTATATGTGAAGGTATTAAAACTGTTAATACTATAAGAGACCCTATTAGATTTAAACAAAAATTTTATATGAATGATAAAATAATACAACCTTTTGTAAATACATCACCGGTATTTGATCGTATAACATCTCAATATATAGATGAGTATGGTAAATGTAGAATGATATCTATCAATTATAATGATAATATTATATATGCTTATACATTTTTACCTGCACTTCCTAATATAGTCACAAAAGATTATAATACAGGTGAAAATAATATTAAATTATTGGTTGATTTTATAGATGATATTGGGCTCATAGTAAAATCTCAGTATGCTATTAATAATACAACGTTAGAAATATGTTGTATAGATAAATTTTATAATAATTTTTATTTTAAAGTAAATTGTCAAAAACTCGATATAAAAAAAATACACAAAGTCCCTTATATAATTAACTTAGGTGGTACAAATTATTCTACTTATATAAAAAATAAAAAAATTGCAACTATTCTAAAACAAAATTTATTATGGTCATTTTCTCAATACAAAGTAGATATGGCATCCTTTATTGAAAATATAGATATGTATTTTCATGATAGCACTAATTATGATTATAAATTCACTACTAATTTAGATTTTAATAATGGATTTTTTCAGGATAAAAAATTAATAATTGGAAGCAATAATCCTACAATTTTAAGAACACGATTGTTACAATATCTAAAATTATTTTCTATAAGATTCGAAAATTTATTATTAACTTATGGTAATAGAAAAGTAATCTCAAATACATTTGAAAACATTTCAGAATTTAAAATATACCCAAAACAATACTTAACATTCTATAATAATTGTATACCTAAAAATAATAATAACATAAACATACATCATAAATTAAATAGTAAAATTAATAATAACCCTTATTTATATATTTTCAATAACAAACTTATACTTGCTCAAGACTGTTCAAGTTTAGAATCATCTCTCTATATATCAGCAAATTGGTACACAAACAATTTTAATTATAAATATTGCGATAAAAAATTACCAAAAAGATACAATCTATATGATAAACAAGGAAGGAGTTTATTATTTGCATCTACAAATTCATATGATATTATTAAAGTACACGATGATAAATATATATCTGTTCTATATTTTTAATAATGTAATAACATTATTAAAATAATGAAGGTCCCGGCGGGACTCGAACCCGCAATCGCCTGATTAGAAGTCAGGCGCCTTATCCAATTAGGCCACGAAACCTTTTAATATAATTAATATATTCTTTAAATAATACATTTATTTTTCGTCACAACTTTTTACATAATCAATATAATTTTTATAATAAGATTTACCTTTCTTTATTCCAAATTTATCACAAAATCCGCATAAACCGTAACTAGAACATGTATGACAAAAAGTTGCATTTGCGTTTAATTCCTGTCCTATTTTCCGACCGTATGTAATACAATAGTTACATTTTATATAATTGTAACATGAATTACAAAAACTTTTAATCATTTATTATAATAAAAAAAAATATAATAAATGAGTACCGATGATGATACAAAAAAAATTTCTAAATCAGTATATGTCTGGAGTCATATTGCTGTTATCATATTTCATACACTATTAGGTATATTGCTTATATTAACATATTTCTATTCTAAATTAGGTAAAGTAGACTCAAAAGTAATTGTATTCGTGATAGGTATTGTATTATTATTAATGTCTCTTGGTAGTCTGGTTCCTATATTGATGGATAATAAAAGAATAGAAATAGAATAAAATTGATTCTATTAATTTATTTTTAACTTAATCAAATGTTTACCGAAATTGATTTTAAATGCGAGTCTGAACTAATTGCAACTATATCTAACTATTATGAACTTATATGTGGTAACTTTTATAATGATGAAGCAAAAGACTTCTTTAGACAACAGGTTAAAATACTAAGAAAAAAATTGGATAAAATACAATCTCAAAATGAAGAGGATGAAGAAAGTGAAGAAGGTATTTGTATTTATACACAAACTGAAAATTTACACGAGAATACAAACGAGAATACAAACGAGGATACACTATCAGATATAGAATCAACTATAATACTAAGTGATAATTTTGATAATAGTGATAAAAGTGACGTATATTATTCTTTGAGGTCATGGATTGAATATGAAATGAATGTTACACGTGAAATTGCAACTAAACTTGCAATTAAATATTGCACTGATATTAAAGCATATTATGTTAATGAGTATAATATTGAACCTGTAAAAATATGTAAAGAAAAAATACGTGTGAATGATACAGAATACAAAGATATACTTGTTAATTCATATAACAGGGTTGAATTTGAAACAGTTATAAAACCATATT